GACAATCTTTGGAAAGGCTCTTGTGATGCTAGCTGTTGAGTTGCTCTTTGTGCATCAAACACATTTTGTCTTTGTTGTTGTGCTAAAGCTCCTGCTTGTTGTAATTGTGCGACATCTTGACCATACAATCCTTGTTGCAATTGTCCTAGTCCAGCTTGTTGGCCACCAAGGGCTGCTAATTGCTGACCAACATTGAACTGTCTGCCTTGCTGTGCTTCAAAAGATTGCTGTGCTGTTTGCTGTGCTTGTTGAAAATTTCTTGATAAGTCTTCAAAGATACGTCTTGATTTAATATCTTGTAGATTTCTGGCCGTCTCAGCGCTTTGTATACCTTGACGTTCTGTGCCGAAAGCTCCTGCACTAACAGCTTGTGCATCTATGCCTTGTTGTTGTAATTTTGCTTGTCTATCTAGCTCTGCTAAAGCATCTCGTGTAACAGCTTGTTGATAGGGATCCATGTATGCTTGTATACCTTCTGCGGTTGGAGCAAACATTCTTGCTGCTCCTCTAGTTGCTTGTATTCCCTCACCAATAGTTGCACCTGCTTGATCTAGAAAAGGTTGATATTGACCAATACCTTGTTGTGCCATAGTCATGGCTTGTTGTTGAGCAGGATCTAATGCTGCTACTTGAAAACCTGCTATTGGCTGTGGTACACCAGCTCTACCTAATTTTCTTGCTTGAAAGTCTGCTTCTGTCTCGCCTGGCTGTTTAACAGCGTTAGGATCTCCAAATACAGATGTTAATAGCTGTTTACCTCTTTCCTCAATATAAGGTGCCAGCCTATTATACGTTACTATTTCTTCAGCCATTATGCTATTCCTACCCCTCTAGATGACTCTGGATCTAATCTATTCATTAAATTGTACATGGCCCGTGGTCCGCCAGCATTTTCTACTGCTTTTGCAGTCATTACAAACTCTCCATCACTCAGCATTGCAGGAACTAAATCATCTTTAGGTCCACCAGGTCCTGAGATCTGACCTTGTCTTCTTGGAAACTCTCCACCCATAGCATATTTATCCATATACTCCAAGTCCATTATACCGCCATCAGCAGCAAAAGACATTTGATAATTACTAGGCATTTGATTACCATACTGACCCATGTATGGATTTTGTGGATATAGGCTAGCAAAACTAGGATCATCCATAATACTAGACTCATCTTCTTCAGCCATACTTCCAATTAAAGGAGGTACTAATAATGCTGCGGTATTTGCATAAGCTCCTAATCCAGCTTTTGTTCCCGCTGCTGCATTTTTAATTAAACCAGACTCAACTCCTGTGTTTAACAAGTTAACTTGTTCACTACTCAAGTCTTTTAAAGCTGTTCCAGGATCAACTCCAATCTGTTGTGCGGCTTCAGTTGATAATCCAGAAGCCTCTTGTCCAAAACCTAAATTTTGTCCAACACGCTCAAATGCTGTACCAAGTCCTCCACCTTCTCCACTACTAAAAATATCACGAAGTGCATATCCGCCAGGATCTCCTCCAAACATTTCTGCTTGTCCAAAAGCTCTACCTGCACCATATCCTCCAATACCACCCATGATTGCATCTCCTGCATCTCCTCCAGTTAGTAAAGGCACACCAGCACCTATCAGTGCAGAATAAACGGGTCCTGCACCAAAGATACCAGCAATTGTACCAGCATAGGGTGCAATATCTTTCAGTGCTTTCTTAGCACCTTTAAAAATCTTTTTTAAGAAAAACTCAGGTTGTCCTGTAACAGGATTGATTGAATTAAATTCATTGCCTACAATATATCTTTCAGGGTTAATACCCATGTCTAGCATTTGATTGAACAACATTGCTTTAAGTCTAGGATTAGAATCAAGAACTTCCATAGGCACAACAGTTTCACCTTCGGCAACGTGTGCGATATATGCGTCCTCGTATCTACCTAAATCTGCAATTTTAGAAACCTCGTGTTGAAATGACTCCAACCCTCTAGGCTCTGGTTGTTGCATGCTATAATCCATGTTTAACTTGTTCCCCCGAATATATCCGGCATTTTGTTTACTTTAATTGCGACATCCTTTTGTATGTCTTCTTCAGTTGTGTCGGTGGCAGGATTTTGAACGTCTTCGACTGCTTCATTTTCTGAAGCGTAGACTTTTCCTGTTTTGGCGTGTTTGATAGTTGTTTCTGTTTCAACATCTATCTTAGGAACTTTTGTTCCAGCAACCACGATAGTATCTTCATTTATACCCATTTTTTAAGCTCCTTGCAATGTTTATGTTATTTCCAAAACACTAAGAACAACATGCAAATCATTAGCGTTTTCAGCCTGTATTTTAATTATTTCTGACTCTTTTGCCACTAGTGGTGTGGCAGAAGCAGTGCTAGAATCTGATGAAATCTGACTAGTATTACCTGCAGCTAATAACTCTTGAGTAGAACCTTTTTCAATATCTCTACTTAACTGTAAAGTATAACTAGTTCCACCTGAGTCCACTAAAAATAAAGATATTTCACAATCATTAGAAGCATCTACATTTGCTACATGTATTGATTTAATAATAGCAGTTGTTTCAGCAGGTATGGTATACAAAGTAGTCAAGTTTGTATTAGTCAAAATAGCTTTATAATTTGTGTATGTATTAGCCATCTATGATAAAAACCAAGTAATTCTTTCTTCATCATCACGCAATGTTTCAGGCGTGTAAGTATTGTTTAACAAAAATATTAACTGCTCTAATGTTTGAATTAGAGTATTTTGTTGTTGCTGACTATATTCTTTAGATGCTTGAGGTAATCTAGGTATTTGTATTTTTGACATTACTTACCTCTCATTCCGTCTGGTTTAATATCTAGTCTTAGTGTTCCATATCTCCAGTTGTCATCTATAGCATCACTTGCAACTCTTACTGCAACTTGTCTACCACGTATTCTAGTATCTTTTTTTGTTGTAGTAGTTGTAATATCAAAAGAACCATGAGTTGTTTGTGTGCCTGACGGATATGGTCTTGTTTTAATTGTTAAGTCAACTGTTCCAGATTGACCTTTAAAATCTGGTATAAATCTACTAATAGACATAAATTGATCTCCATCTGCTATATCTACATCACCAGATTCTATGTGAACATTCATAGCATTACCATCATCATTAGATCCAAATTCGTGTAAATGTATAAAAGTTCTACCAGCCTTCAATCCAGTTATTGTTGAAATAGTACTAGAGGTATCAGTTGATACAAACTCTGCTGCGTATGGATTATCATAAGTTCCACGATCTGCCCAAGAGGTTCTAGATAGTGTACCTACATACCACAAATTTTCTGCGTAGTTATAAAATACAACTCTATCTATTTGTTGTGAATTAGCGGATGCATAGAACCACATTACCTCATTATAGTCTGTGTTAGCAGCACAAAATATATCTTGTTTAGCATTTACGTTTAGATCATCAAACACATAGTCTTGTACACTACATGGTATTTTTTGCACGGCACCATCAAATAAGAAAAAAGAATCGGTGCCCATCCAAAACGACACACCACCAACGTCTACAGCCGCATGTAAACCAATACACCCACAAGCAGAACCTAACTGATTAAATCCAAAAGTAAAAGGAGGACCAATAAACTGCATTTGATATAAAGCTGTATCTGTCCATATTAGAACAGCACCTCTAGATCTTACTGCTGTTTGTATAAAGTTACCATCCACCAATCTTTTTGATCCTGCTGTATTAGTTGCAGTTGGTGTCCAAACATTTTCTGCTTCTTGACCTGACCATCTTAAAAACATATTGTCTTGTGTAGAAGATGTGCCTATTGTAGTTTCTGTACCAAAACAAATGACATGCCTATCATCACCTGAAACTAACATAAATCTACTCTTCGTAGGTGCGTTAGAAACATTAGTTACTGATGCTCTGTTAGAAGATAATCCTCCAGAAGTATCCCAATAAAATAAACCACCGTTAAACTGTAGTGCCAATACATCTTCACCCCAGTTGTCTAGTGCCCATTTAGCTGACTCCAAGAGAACACCTTGACCACCTGTTAAACCTGATCTTGTAGAGTTCCAAGTAGATGCTCCCCATGTACCTGCACCCCAACCATAACCAAACAAAGACACAGCAGATCCCGTGTTAATTTGATATGTTCCGTTGGCCGTGGCCCCTGTAGCATCAGAACTAGCTGCGGCTTTTGCCTCAATAGTAAATGTATTAGAATCAGGAACAGTAAGTATCTCAAACTCACCTTGTAGATTTGCAGCACTAATACCACCCACTGCACCACTAACACTAGCAATAGTTACAAAGTCACCGATTAAAGCACCGTGACTGGAATCAGTAACTGTGACTGTAGTGCTACCATTTGTTGTTGCAAATTGCGTGATGTTACCTGTGCCTGTTGCACGAATAGGCGTTATGTCTGCGTAATTATTTTCTGAATAAGCGTAAAGTTTTTTATTGGTACCATAGATAGCATATTTAACACCATCAAGACCAGAGTAAGTTAAAATAGCTCTTGTTGCACCTACAAGTGCATCACTTGTAACTTTTTCCCAGCCACCTATTTTTTCAGGTAATCCGTATCGAAATCTAACGTTATCACAATCTACCCAACGTCCCTCTGCACCATATTCGGTATTTTGTTTATCTATACCGGGTGCTATTTGCAGTTTTGTTAACGGCATTTAAGCTCCTAGTTAGTAGCGTAGAACGGTATCCAGAAATCAGTGCCGTTTATATTGACACGAATATGACCTGTTAAAGATCCTACACTTGTATCTGTTGTAATACTTTTAGTCTGATCTGAAGCACTTGTGCCATCAAATCGAATAAACTCTTGATCATCGTCTCCTTGATCTAATGTTAAAACGGCAATTGCTGCACTAGAACTAGCTTGATCTATTGTAACAAATGCGCTTGTTGGAGAAGATGTACCAAAACCTATTTTGTCAGCCGATCCATCCATAAATAATGCGTGTGTTAATGTATTAGTCTCTGCTCTAAAATCAACAGAAGCACCTGATTCGTTAAAAGTAAAATTACCACCATCCAAGTCTACTGTGCTGGTGACTTTCATACCTCCGACAACGTGTAATTCAGTTGAAGGTGAGTTTGTTTTAATACCTACACGATCATTACCTGCATCAGTAAAGAATAAGTTAGCATCACCGTTACCTTCAATTCTAAAGTCTAAGTCTGCACTAGACTCGTTAAAGACAAACGTACCACCATCTAATGATGTGTTACCTGATACGGTTAATGTTCCGTTAGCCGTGATATTTCCTGCATCGTTCAAGACATCGAACATCGTGGAACCGTCAGAATACAAAATATGTTTAGCACCTTGTACAAGTGTTGTGCCTGTTCCACCCGAAGGTTTGAAAGTTAAGCTGTTGCCACTGTGTGTGGTTGCATCATCAACAATATACCACGTCTCTACAGCCTCACAACTCATTGTTGTGTTACCTGTTAAAGTGCCAGTTAATTTAATAATAGCGTTACTTTGTTCGTCAGTAGTAGAACCATCTGTAGTGGCTAAAGTATCTGTCGTACTAGCAACAGCTATAGACACATAACCTTTGATTGCTGATTCTACTTTTTGTAGATTGTTATTTGTAATATTACCCCAGGTTCCAGAGTTTTCACCTGTGGCTTGTAACTCTAGATTAAGGGAACTTGAAAATGATGATGCCATGTTTTACTCCTAATCTGTTGAACCTGGCTCCACATCTACCCAGGTAATTGTTTGTGAGTCATCTACTTCATTCCAAATAAAGAAGGTAGGATCGCCCACATTAAAATTAATAACATTTTGAAACGCCTCGCCCAAGGTGGTTTCTTCTCCTAATCCTATAGTAATTTGTCCAGCAGTGCTAGTGCTAACATTAGCTGAAGCCGCTACTGTTTCTGTTCCTATAGTAAAACTTAGTGCTCCAGCAGTAGAAGGAGATATAGCTGCACTAGCTGTTACGCTTTCATCTCCTAAACCAACAGAAAAATTTACACCACTAATAAAGGGTGATCCTACGTTTTGAACCGCACCACCTCTAACAGAGGCTATGGCAAATTCAGATACAGCTCCGTGGCCTAATAACATCCTATTTTACCTTTATTCTCTTAAATCCCATTGTTGATTTGTTTCATTCCATTGATACATTTCACCATCCGTAGGATAAGCAATTGGTGCTTCCCACATACAAGTAGTTTCGTTTAATATCCAACTATTAAAAGGTTTTGCAGGAATAAAAGCATCTCTTGTTTGGTCATAAGTATAACCAATCCCTGCATAATTTTTTCTTATGTTTCCATTATATGATGTTTGTTTCCAAACTGTATCGCTACCATATAAATTATGTAAAAAACTTATTCCTACACTTTCTGATTCTTTATTATTAGCATCTAAGCAATCATTATTACCTACTACTAAAACTCTTACAACTATATTGTTGTTATCTAATTCTGCAAAATGTGCCATGTTAAGCCGTGTATGTTCCTGAAGAATTAAATGTATGATATGTGTAACCACCAGAAGATGATACACTACCACCACTTCCTTTTTGTGAACCTGAGTAACGTATAATAACAACTCCTGAACCACCTGCACCTGCAGTAGTGTTGTCATCACCTGCTCCGCCACCGCCACCGCCTGTATTTGCAGTACCTGATGTTGGGTCTGTATCTGATTTATAATCAGCAGTACCACCATTACCGCCACCGCCATCGCCACCGGGTCTAACAGCATCGACACTTACTCCACCACCAGAACCGCCACCGCCTCTAGTAGTTCCATCTAACCATGCTGCACCATCTCCACCATGACCATTACCATCAGTATCTCCTGCCTCAGAAGCACCTCCGCCTCCGGGAGCATGACCTTGTCCTGTTGACCCTGTTCCTCCTGCATATCCTTCTACTGGAGAGTATCCACCTTCATTACCTGCACCTCCGTCTTGAGGGCTATTTGAAGCATTACCTCCACCACCAGAACCACCTGCTGCACCATCTCCTACATCATTACCGGGATGGTTTCCTGCACCTCCACCACCACCTGTTGATGAGTTTGAAAATGCACTAGAATTACTTCCTTTTGATCCTGTAACTGCTGCTGAACCTGTAGTATCTCCTGCACCACCTGCTCCTACTGTAATTGTGTATCCTGTGCCTTCTTCGACTGTAGCAGTTAAACTACGATAGCCACCTGCACCGCCACCACCACCTCTTATAATTCCACCGCCTCCACCACCTGCGATAACTAAATAATTAATGCTGTAAGTTGGTGCGAATGAACTGCCTAGTAAATTAAGGTGTATTCCGCTCATTAACTAACATTTCCAGAAATAACACAAACTGTTCCACTAATAAATAAAATAGTAGCAACACCTCTTGTAGCCAAAGTAACTGATGACTCGTCTGTATTTGCTCCCGCAATGTAAGCAGTTGTAATAGAACAAGTTATTGTAATATTACCTGTAGTATTATTAAATAAAGAAATAGCATTTCCTGCACTAAAAGTACTGTTTGGAATTGTAATAGCACCACTGGAACCTACTTCTATAAATGAACCTATATCGCTTGTTGTCAATGTGTATGAACTTGTTTTGGCACTACCCGACTGAGGAATAGATTTAATAAAAGATTGATTAGTGCTATCTAATTTAGCAAAAGACACAGCGTTATCATTAATTTTAGATGTTGTAACAGAATCATCAGAGGGTGTAATTGTACCCCCTACCGCACCAGATATTTCTACAATAAAGATTGATGCTCCACTTGCAGGTGCTGTAGTAAATGTGATTGATGCTCCGCCTGAAGCTAGTGTGTAATCTGTTCCCGGTTTTTGTATTACACCATCATGAGATACTAATAGCTGCGCTGCAGAACCTACCTGTGTTCCTAAACTAAATGTTGTGTTAGAACCATTGTAAGTATTACCACTGGTGTCTAAGACACTGAAGGTTCCGTTTTTAATTGATTGTCCTATGTATGCCATATTTTACCCCTTTGGATACTTATCCTTAATTGGTTTTATCATTTCTTCTTTCCATTTATCAACGCCATCATGGTATATTTTATCAAGTTGGTCTTTTACACTAGGGTACTCGGCAGCTCTTTTATATTGATATTCATTTGGGTCAGTCCATGCTTCTACTTGTTTCCAATCAATAGTTATATTATTTCCATTAGCATCTACTGCTACTGTATCATCTTTAGTGTATCCGTTTATAGTCACAGCGTTACTATGAATTGTTCTGATTGCTTTGTGTAAATCTGCCATTATGCTAATACCTCTATTGCTGTTATTGATGATGCACCTCTAGATACTGTATTTGAATCTGAATCTCCCGGACTTCTATTTAAACGAAAAACATCAGAACCCTCTGCACACCCTGTAATTTTGTAGGTTACTTCGGAACTGGATGAGGGACTATCAAGGAAAGATAAATGATAATTAAAAAGTGCATTGTTACCTTCTTGTTCATGTCCTGAAGTTACTCCTGCAATTTGACTACTAGCAGGACTACCATTAGCAATAACAGTGCTATCTCTTTTAAGACCAATAAAACATCTAGTTGTTTCATTTGATGTTGCTGTAACAGAAGCCAGTATTAAAATTTTAGAGTTTGTAGCACTTGGTGTGATAGCTACACTCATTCCTGTTACATCGGTCATAGTAGTAGCACTAGTGCTAAAACTTGTTGCGTTGGTGTGGGTTGATACTACCTGCCCTACCTTGCCGCCTCCTGCACCACTTACAGTTCCTGTGAAGGCAAAGTTATCACTTAAATCTATTCCTGTTGAATCTACTTTTGTCTTACTCATCTATCCTCCTATGGTTTAGTAGGG